CATACCCAAAATATGCTTTTGGAATCTTAAGAGCTGCAAATAGTTTAGATTGAAGATATTCAACATCTTTAGTACCATCGTACTCTAGTCCTTTAGTAGTTTCTATACGAGTAGAAGTATCACCACCTCTGACAGGTAAGTAAAAATCTTCCATCATGTTCTGCATGTTGAACTTTAAATTATATTGTCCTGTCTGAGAATCAACATAAGGGGTCTTCTTTAAAGAACTTATAGTCTTTTGCATAAACTGATCAACCTCATTAGGAGGTATAGAACCAACATTAATGTAGAACATTCTCTTCTCAGGTGCTCTCATTATACGATGTATTAACATCGCATCTTCCATTAAGTTTAATTGTTTGTAAATTTTTCTACCTGGTTCTAAGTATGAACGGCCGTAAGGTAGGTATGAAGTATCAGATAAAAGTCTAAAGTGAGCTACTTCGTAATTATCAAATACTATTTTCTCTTTATTGTTAGATTTTTTATAATAAGGATCTGCTCCTGCTGCAATTCCGTCAGGCTCTAGAATAAATTCTACCTTTTGTGGATTTTCAGGATCATGACCTTCTGATCTTATAACATTATAAACTGTGTAAGGTAACACGTTATATACTCCGAACTTCTCTGCTATCTCTAGCTTTAAGTAAAAGTCTCCGTACTTAAGCATATTACGTGTCCATGACCATAAATTAAACTCAATGTTTAATACGTCATAGAATAGGTTATATAATACTTTTTGTATATTTTCGTCAGATGATTTAATAGCTAGGACTTCTCCTTGATCATTTTTGATTGTAGTTTCATCTGATATAATATCTAAAGCAGAAGCTATAATAGGATCAGTATCCATTGCTTCATAATCAGAGTATAATTGTACTCTAAGTGTCTGGTAATTAAGATTTGGGTTATATACATTTCTAGTATTGTGAATGTATAGTCTGTTAAATCTGTCTACTAAAGAATTAGTATCGTATTTACCAGTTTTCTGTATACTGTTGATATCAGCTACTTTAAGTTGATCTCCTCCTATATTACGTATTACTACGTCATTTGAGAAAAGTCTCTTAAGTCTACCGAATAAAGAAGTGTCCGCCATTTAAATGCAGTTTATATATAAATAGATCTATTTTAACAACCATGTAATATCCTCATCACCTTGGGCTGTCTTCATAAGATAAGGATTTTCGTTCATATAACCAACTGGTTTAACAACAGCTTGATTTCTTGAGTTTAGGTTATTAAACGATGATAATTGAGCTCTTGCTAAGTCGATACCTTGTTGTCTCAACTTAAGTGCAGTATCTCTTACATATAAAGCGGTAGCACATGATATTATAAGGTCATCGTTATATCTATCTTGAGCTTGAGCTTTTCCGTTTTTCCATACAAATACTCTCATTTCGGATAAGAGTCTTTTGGATTGTATAGTAACAGAATGATCTCTAACGTACTCTATCATCTTGGCTATTACTAAAGGTCTCGTTCTAGCTGACATAGTAAAGCCTGGGACTAATTTATCTCTTTCATACTTGTACATATAAGACTCTACTGATTCCATATTATTGGTAGTACTATAATACATGTTTCGATACTCTCTTTCAAGTATCTGTTCTATTGTAGCCCATCCAATATTTGCATTTTCGCAAACTAGTAGAGCGTCATTATATTCTGATGCTATTCCTACTAATACATTGCCGAACTCTTTCGGTGAGAGTTTACCTTTATATTCTGCGACTTGGGTACAAGTTTCAATATCAAAAATATGGAACGCAGAATAATCCTGTCCGTCTCCTCTAGCGACGTCAGCTACAACCATATAAGACTTAGAATAATCTACTCCTTCCCATACCCATAAATTACCATCTACACCTCTTCTCTCTAAAGGATCTTTTAGGTATGTTTCTTCGTAGTATGCCATATCTTCTGGTTCAAATACTGTATCACCGGAAGCTAAGAAATCACAGTCACATTCCTGTCCTGCCATTTTAGGTCCTAAATCTTGATCTTGAGTATCCCTCCAGCTTTGATCTCTTTCCGGATGAACTGTCCAAGGTAATCTTATAGGTAGAAAACTATTTTCTCCACTTTCTGCTTTTTCCCATGTTTGATGGAACCAGTTACCTATACCATTAGGAGTAGACAGTGCCATACATTGACCACCCGTCGCTAAGGTTTGTTGAGCTGCAGTAAAGGTTTCGTCTACGTTATCTATAAAGGCGGCCTCATCCATAAGGAGTAACGATACTGCTTCTGATCTTGCAGCATCAGGTGATGATGATTTAGCTTGTACTTTAGATCCGTTTTTTAATCTTAACGATAATTTATTCTTTTCTACTGATGGCAATCTTAACCATTTAGGTAACTCATCATACATAAAGATAACTTTGGTTACCAAGTTACGAGCAGTTGCTTGAGTAGTTGCCAGTGCTAATATGTTCTTATCTTTATGAAATAACATTAACCACAAACTGTATGCTGCTGCTAAAGTAGATATACCTAACTGTCTAGACTTAAGTGTGATTAAGTACTGGTTGTCTCTAAATAAATGGAGTACTTTTTCCTGAAAAGGATAAAGATTAAATAATATACGGCCTCTAGTAGGGTGCTGAATATGGCAATACTTCTTCATAAAGTACGCCGGATCTTTTGCACACTTGATATACTCCTGTGCAATTATTTTTTTTATGTCTTGTGCCATAACTTATTTATATTTTCTTACACCATCTACTTGTTCTTCCTTAATCCCTAACGCTTCGACCCATTTTGAATTGATAAACCAAGGTGAATCAATTGAATCTCTTTGTATAAAGAGTGATGATTTTCTAGGCTCGTTTGAACCTCTGATATGTATGTAAAGATCTTCTAGATACTTTAGAGCACCTATATTAAATGGAACTAAGTTAGAAATAAAATCTGATATATTATCTGGTACGGTACCTTTAAAAAAGCAATTAGGGGTCAATTCACTATCTGCTCCGAATTTTTTCGATGCTGTGTATGCCTCTATTGCCTCTTCGTTATTTAACAGTAGGGGACCTCTTTCTCCTATCCTATATGTTCTAGAAGAAGTACTTATAAAAAATGCTAAATTTAATGCGGCTGTACCTTTTTTAAGTAGAGTGTTATTGACTATACTGTTGTATATATCTAGAACTTCTGATTTAAGTTTAGAACTTTCAAATATCTGCAATGCTCGTTCAGGTCTTGTCCAGTTTTCAACAAAAGTAGCATTACCTGCTTTTAAGCTAATTTTTAATTTTTCTGAGCTAAGCTGAGATATAGGTTTGTTTAATTCTACAAATAAATCTGTTTTGGGTTTACCTCGTGTTTTTCCTCTTGGTTCTCCTATATATTCAATTTCAAATTTTGCTCCTTTATGATCAAATTGATAATTTTCATCAGAAGCATTTTGGAAAAGTAATGCTACATCTTTTTCTTGAGGATGGCCCGGTATAAAGGGATTTAAGACTCCCTGTTTATTCTTTTTACTGTTACCTGGTTCGAACTTTTCCACTCCTTTTCCTGTGGGTTTGTTTATATCAGATAATCTCATTAAGTATTCTTTACCTTTATACTCTACTGTAGCTAGATAACTATTACCTTTTTTAGTGAGGTCTTTTTCTGATTTAGATACTATATTAAATTCCTCTCTCCTACTTATTGAGACTTGTTCATCATCTGAATTTATTGGAAATAATTTAGCGTCTTTATCTGCAGAGTACATAAAATTATTTGAATCTTCTTTATCTCTTACGTACTTTTCGAAAGTACCTGTAGAACCTGGGTAACCTGTTGAAGAGCTTGCTAAATTAGATTCATTTAAATTAAAACCAAATATAGATTCAAACAAAGCCATATCCTCTTGACTATTAATGTCAGGATATCCTTTAGTGGTCTTATACGACCATTCTAATATAGCTTTGTCTATAATATTCATCTGAGATGGTTATTGACGAGTGTTAATTTTTATTAAGTGTGGGTATTCTTTAGCAAAATGTAAGGCCTGTTCATAACTTCGACTAAATACATATTCATCTAATTCATCACCATCTGTATAAGTTGTAACATCTGCTTCACCGCTTTCTATTTCATCTTCTGTAGCAAACTCATAAGGGGAATCTGACATCTCTCCTGATTCTACGTCAAATGCTACTTCAGGAACTAGAAGTTCTATTGAGTAGTCTACTTCTTCTTTTAACGCTCGACTGTTTTGTGTA